CGCTATGGCGATTGCGGTTACTACGATGCCCAGCCGGTGTTTAAGTTTTCAGATGATATTCACCGGCTGTGAGGCTGATGGCACGGATGACCCTAATGTTCACGGAGGAGCTATGTGGGCTCGTATGCCCATAACAGCCCTTGTTGGTGACACGCCTTTTGAAGAGTGGCCAGAACCTATGCCTGTCCATTTAGCTCAACCTTGGGACTGTATGTCCCATACACACGCTGTTTATCGTTTAGATAGAGCCCACCCTTGCCCGTGGTTAGCTAAGATAGGGCCTGATTTCTTCCCGGCTAAATATTACTTTACGGTGGATTATACGGAGAGTGAAATAGCGGATGATCCTGCACAGCATAAGCAGAGTCATGTTTTAGAGTTGCTAGATGCTGGTGAATGGACGGGAAATATCGTTGCGTTGCCTAATAATCGTGTTCGTGTTACACATCCAGCGTGGTTTGAAACGGGGCAAGGTGCACCTGATTTCTTACCTTCACAGCATATACACTATTCAAAATCTGATTTAGACTATACAATGGACGTAAATCAGATCTTCGACAACTTGTATGCGAAAGATAAGTAATGGCGGTATCAGGAAGCGTAAACTTTGAATTAGACGTAGCTGATTACGTTGAAGAAGCGTTTGAGCGTTGCGGCTTAGAGGTAAAAACCGGGTATGATTTAGTTACGGCGCGGCGTTCGTTGAACCTTATGTTGGCAGAGTGGGCTAACCGAGGGTTGAACCAATGGACCATTGCACAAAGAACCCAAGCTCTTACCTCTGGCACAAGAACGTATGCCTTGTCTGCGGACGTTATTGATATATTAAGCGCCGTGGTAACACGGAGCGGTACAGATTTTGCGCTGACTCGTGTCAGCCGGGACGATGATCTAAACATCCCGAATAAAGAAACAACGAGTCGTCCTACACAGTTTTTTTTAGATCGTCAGGTAACCCCTAGTTTACGAATTTGGCCCACTCCTGAGAATAGCACAGACGTTATTGTGTATAATGCCCTCACACGTATGGATGATGCGGACACGCCTATAAACACCTTGGATATGCCTTTTCGATTTTACCCCTGTTTAGCCGCGGGGTTGGCTTACTACATATCTTTGAAAAGAGCGCCTAATCGCACTCAAATGTTAAAAGCCATTTATGAAGAAGAGTTTGAAAGAGCTATGGGAGAGGATCGTGACCGGTCCAGCTTTACCGTTACACCAGAGTATGCATACTTTAGGACAAACTAATGCCTAGATACGCCACCGGAAAAAATTCTTACGCCATTTCAGATAGATCTGGGATGAAGTACCGTTATAAAGACATGCGTAAAGAATGGAATGGGGCGCTAGTTGGAAAAGATGAGTTTGAAAGAAAACACCCTCAATTAGGTCCATTCCGAAAAATACATGACCCACAAACTTTAAAAGAAGCACGTCCTGATACTAATAATATTTTTAACGCGACAGTAAAATTCCCTATATTTAGTATTGTAGATATAGAGTACAAACGAGTCCCACAAGCAGAGGCGGTATTGGGAACTGTGACAGTGAGCGTAACATGAGCTTTACATACACCACATTAAAGTCTGCTATAAAAGACTATACGGAAAACCAAGAGACCACTTTTGTGGCTCATTTAGTGGACTTTATTAAGTCCGCAGAAGAGCGTATTTTTAAAAGTGTAGATCTGGAATTTTTCCGTAAAAATGTAACTGGAACAACTACGTCAGGTAACCAGTTTTTAGCTGTCCCTGATGATTATCTGTCCTCTTTCAGTTTATCTATTGAAAGCTCTAGCTCAAAACAGTTTTTGTTATTTAAGGATGTAAATTTTCTGCAAGAATACAACCCAAACTCCGCAACAACAGGGACTCCTAAATACTATGGTATTTATGATTATCAGAACTTTTTGCTGTCACCGACACCTGATGCAGCGTATTCTGCTGAATTACATTATTACTATAGGCCGACAAGTTTGACACAAAGTCAGGTTGTACTGACATTAAGTAGTGTTAGCGGAACTTTTGTGGCTAATGAAACAATTACGGGAGGAACCAGTGGGGCCAACACTACGATTTCTTCTGTTGCTAGTAGCACGACTTTTAATATTGTGCTCCCAAGCACGGACTTTACAGTTGGTGAAACGGTCACTGGAGCAACCAGTGGGGCTACGGGAACAGTGGTTTCTACTTCGTCAGATGCTACTACAACATATCTAAGTGTTAACGCCCCTAACGCAATGCTGTATGGAAGTTTAGTTGAAGCCTACACTTATATGAAGGGTGAGGCCGACGTTCTCAAAATGTACAGTGAAAGGTTTGTAGAGTCTTTGGTTCGCCTGAAAGATCTAGGTGAGTCCAGAGAAAACGATGACGCTAACAGACAGGGGCTACCAAGAAGGCCCCGTACATGATAATTGCTATTGTTGGTTTAGGCGGCAGCTATGCAGATTATATAGCTGCACGAGTGGCTTCTCACGAATTTGATGAAATCTGGGGGATAAACTGTATCGGCGGTATTATACACGTTGATAGGACGTTTATGATGGACCCAGTTACCCGCTTTATAGATACAGAAAATGCGGGATCACAAACGGGTATAGCCAGAGAGTTCTTAGCTAAAAACACAAAACCAATATATTCTTGTGTGCAACATGAGGATTTTCCAGCCATTGAGTTATACCCTTTAGAAAAAGTAGTTAAGTCAACAGGTTACTGTTATTTCAACAACACTGTGGCATACGCTATTGCATACGCTGTATGGAAAAAAGCAGAAAAGATATGTTTGTATGGCATTGATTTTACGTACAAAAATGTAAACATGGCCGAGTCAGGAAGAGCTTGCGTAGAGTTTTGGTGCGCCATAGCGGCATCTAAAGGAATTAAGCTTGAAATTGCACACCGTTCTGGTTTGTTGGATACAAATGTTCCAGAAAATGAAAAACTTTACGGTTACCATAGATTGGACGATCCCTTGGTGCAAACAGTTCAAGAGGGTAACATTTTAATAACAAGACAGTCTGAGGTAAAACCGCCAGAACCGGTGGAGTCAGACCCTATTATTTTTGGGAGGCATGATAATGTTTGAAGTTAATGTTGGATCAGTGGGGTCCGTTAATGTCGTTTCGTCTGATAATGGTGGTTTATCTAATGACCAGATTGCGGACATGGCGGCAAATAAAATAATGTATATATCTGATGAGGCCCCGGAGCCTATTCGACTACAGGCAGAAGCTTTTAAAGACAGAGTAAGAAATTTAGTGCAATATTATGTAGAGTTGGCTAGAAGGGAAGAACGTGCTACAATTTGCGCGAAGATCCGTGAGGCGGGTCAACATCAACTAGCTGACGCTATAGGGAGACTGTAATGGCAATAGCACAAGCAATGTGTACCGCATTCAAGCAAGAATTGATGTTGGGCACTCACAATTTTGCAACAAACGGTAACGCTTTTAAACTTGCACTGTATGCGGAAAGCAGCGGCGGTAAGTCAAGCACAACAGCAACATTGGGAGCCGCAACAACGGCATTTACTACAACAGGTGAGGTGGCTTCGAGCGGAACCTATGCAACAGGAGGTGGCGCACTTACTAAAGTAGCCCCAACAACCTCTGGAACTACGGCATTCACTGATTTTGCGGATCTTAGCTTTACCACAGCCACCATCACAGCGATGGGTGCCTTAATTTATAATGACACTAACAGTAATAAAGCTGTAGCAGTGTTGGATTTTTCTTCAAACAAAACGTCTACTTCGGGTACTTTTACTATTCAGTTTCCAACAGCAGACGCTAGTAACGCTATTATACGCATAGCGTAGTGAGTTAACCGTGGCTAATGTAACGGGTTGGGGTCGAGGCACTTGGGGTCAGTTAGCTTGGAACCAAGCCATACCTGTCACTGTCACTGGTGTTTCTGCTACAGGATCTGTAGGGAACGCCACCGCAATACCCTCAATAGAAGTTAATGTTACTACAGTAGTCGGCACAGGTGCTGCTGGGTCTGTTACGGTCACAGGTACAGGTCTCATATCGCCAACAGGTGTCGTTGGTACGAGTGCTGTAGGTGACGAGACAACCAACTGTTCTGCAAATGTCGCAGGTGTCGGCGTTACAGCCACTGTCAGCTTTGGTGACGAGTCCGTCGCAGCGGGTGCAAAGGCTGTAGCTACGGGTAATACCGCTACTAGCGCACTAGGAACATCCACACAGGCAGGAGGATCTACTGTTTCTGCAACAGGTAATGCAGGGACAAGTTCTCTTGGCACCGTAACTCAAAACACCAAGTATCCAGTTACAGGGGTTACAGCGACGGGAAATACTGGTATAGTCCTCGTGTATACGGATGTTACACCAATTCAAACTCCGAATTGGGGTGCTGTGGCTGGGGTATCAACCACTTGGACGGATGAAACTCCGTCACAAACTCCGTTATGGACGGAGAAGGCGGCATAGAGGTAAAGCATGGCAAGTTCATTTAGTACAAATCTTGGTATAGAAAAGCCAGCCACCGGAGAATTATCGGGTAGTTGGGGTGATGTTACAAACTTTAATTTTGACATATTTGACAGAGTGTTAGGTGCTTCAGACCTTACGGCTTCAGACCTTACTACAGATCTTACTATAAGAGCCGCTTCGCCTACGTCTGGGCAGAGTAATGTCCAGACCGGAATGTTTGCGGTTATCAATCTAAAGGATAGTGGATCTGATCTAGGCGGCGTAAATGTCGTGACTATTGCACCAAATACCGCTACTAAGTTCTTTATTATTAAAAATTCTTTGACTGGTAGCAGGGCAGCTACCATAACACAAGGAACAGGAGCCACAGTGTCTATACCAAATGGAACGACTGACATTGTGTTTTGTGACGGGGCTGGGTCTGGAGCCGCTGTTACTGGGGTCGGAGCCTCACTGAATATTGCAGATAACACAGAGGTTGCTGGCACAGCGACCGCATTAGCAATCGCGCTTGGTTGATAGGAGTATAAGATGGCAAATGATGCTCAAGTGACAATGCAAGTGACAGTTTTGCCAGACGAGATCGCAAAGACTTTTTCGGCAAGCATGACTGTTACCCCTGATGATGCCAACGATAAGTGGTATTACAAAAAGACTAGCGTATCTAACTCTAGCACAGATTTAATTGCTGGAAACTTTCTTGATTATACAGCCGTTGATGACGACACTGCACCAACTGCTGTAGCTACAGGCGATAAGGTAAAATTCTTGTTTATCAAGAATGTGGATACCAACAGCCGTAGCATTTATATAGTTTTGGATGCTGGCACAGCATCGTCTAGTGCAGGTGATGGAATCACCATAGGTCCAAGCGAGTCTTTTGCGGCGAGATTGCCTAA